TTTTGATGGATAATATCTTACCCAATCAATATCATTATAGTTAAACCATTTTGGTAACATATAGTTTTCACTGATATATTTATACTTTTCATGACTAGCAAATGATTTTTCAAATCGTATTTCGTTTGCCATATTAATTAAATTATTTAATTATCATTTATATCAATTTTTTATCTAACATTATACTCCTTTTATCTTGGCTTGAAATGCTAACCGATGTTGTCGTTTCTCTTTCATCCGGATAAAAACTCATACTGTAGAGAGAATGCAACGGAAAAGTTTAAACGTTTGAATGAGTTGTGTCATCCATCCCAAACCACCCAACGGCTCGGTATTGGTGCATTACGCAAATCCAAACGTAAGTATGCAAATAAATCTGCCAAACGTCTAGTTAAGGGTCGGTCCCGTCGAACGAAGTAAGTTTACATATTTCGGGAGGGATGGTTTGAGGGGTATATTGATCAAGATCATACTTTTTATACATTAAATCATGATGATACAGAGGTTTACCAGAGGTAGATAGTAAATTAACGATTCCATGATATCCTGCACGAAATATAGGATTGTTAGCATATTTTTGTTGTAGGAATTTTTCATATATGTTTTGTTGTTTACGCCATGCTTCATAAGGAGGAGCAGGACCTGGTCGTGTTCGAAGCCATATCGTGACGTATACATCCTCGGAAAAGTCCTTAACCTTGGCTTGAAAGGCTAACCGGTGTTGTCGTTCCTCTTCCAATTCCTCCCGTAGTTGTTTCATCTCCGTTTCCAGTATACTGCGTTCCTCCGAAATCTTGCGTTCCATATAGATACGTTGAGCCTCTAACATCTGTTTGACCTGTGCTTTTACTTGAGCAGGCGTCAAACTTGTATCGACGACAGATTCCGATGCCCATTCGACCGCGGCTCGACATCGTCTTACTTCAAGAACGGCTTGAGCAATCTTACGCTTGAACGGCTTATCGTAGACGTCATCCGGTCGCTCTTGTATCTCTGTATACGTTGAATCCCTCTCTTGCGGGGATGAGAAGAAATCCTCCGCGGCGGCAAGGGCTTGTTCCAATCCTTTTTCGGAAACACGTAGTGCCTCTTGATGCTGTTCCAAAACATAAAGTTCTGAGGCATAGGGTTCAATCTTGGCGCCATGACAGGAACCCACAGGAACAGCAACGGGAAGATCCATACCATATAATTGGATTACAGGGAATGGTTTTATTTCAATTTACCACCAAATCTTGTTCCTCTTATCGGACTTCCTAATTTAAGCGGGCTGACTCGTGAATGTTCAAAGATCACGCTCTTTTCATACAATCGAGGCTGACTGGGTCGATGTTCCCGATTGCTGTAAATACGAGATACATCCCAACCTGCCTCAACTAATGCCTTATAATTTTCTAAATTGCGCTGATATCCATCAAGGGCTTTCCTAGACCTCGTCAAATATTTACGACGGTCCATTCGGTTTTGGCGTTCAAGCCGATGATGGTTTTGTATACCAGTAAGTTTACGCGATAATACACGTTGTTTAATGAGTACTTCTGCAGGAGCAAGAATTACATTGTTTCGTAGAGTCGGCATACCGTATACATAGATAAATTGAAATATATGAGTCAAATGATCTCGCTTATAAAATGTTTCCGGTTCAGTGCTGCGGCCTATGGACCCTGATCGCTTCTACCAATCCCAAATGTATTGGTTCAGAGCTCTACGTCAATTACAATACGATTACCTTCACTCCGATTCAACGGATCTCTTTCGTGTCCATACGAAAAAACAAATATGCCTCGATGTACGTCAAGGATGAGACCGTCAAATTGATATGGACCGACAAGATCAATTATGAAATTATATCCGAAATCTTTCCGCGTATACTTGTTCCCGGACTCGAAAAAACATCTCGTATGACCGTATCGTACGAGGTGGATGATTCTCATTCATGGTTGACCGTATACGATGCTCAAAATCAGTATACCTTTCGCAGGGATATTGATCCGAGACCCGAAAGCGACAATCTCTTTAAAATCTTCTTGACGCAGCTCTTCTTTGACTTTATCATTCGACACATTCATTTCTAATTTAAATAGTCTACCAGTACAGTAGATAGTGTGCATGTGGATGTCAACCCATTATAAAGGACACCCGTACCAAATAGAGCTAACAGAAGGAGAGGAGTCGTAAGCCTGCCCACTACTTTTTCTTTCCTTACTTGAAAATAAATGTATACTCCGATCAATATCATAAAGATTCCCATGATGGTCTGTTGGATACGCATGACATTATAAAAATTAAAGGAATTGCTCCCGACCACGTTGATGTTCAGTTCCTTTCCATGTAACGAAACATTGTTAGGGCCATGATGTAATTTCGAGAACTGAAGATCGGTACTGACCTTAATTTTGGAATAGTTGTGAAAATATTTATGTTTGATGAATTCAGATCTGCTTGCCGATTCACATACAATATAGATTTCATCCACATATGATAAATGTTGGATGATGGTCTCTGCATTAAATCGTATCATATTCATCGGAATGTTATAAAAACTATACTCTTGGGAATGGTCAAACTGTTTCGAATACACTTCATCACTTTTACGAATGTCAATAAAAATGTATTTCATACTATCTGTTGATAAAAATAGCAAAGCCTTTATGCTCGAAGTATCTGATATCCTAGATATCCGATCGCGTACGTCTTGAACGTCTCTACCGCATTTGTGGAGGTGTCTACGCCCGTATGTTCCTTACTAAACTCATCCCATGTATCGAATACGGATTCATCGATGGGGTACTCGCGGATGAAGTCGATCATCTCCGGCCACCATGCCGCCTCCTTCCAAAAATCAACCCGCGGTCGAATGATCAGGAGAAGGCTCCACCCCTTGGCGGTAGCATGAGTAATGCACGCAGCCTTCATCTCGTTGAGAAGAGAATCCATGTTGTAAGTCATTTTGTATCGAGTCATTCATGACAACTCAGTTCAATTTTTCTCACACAGTTTCGTAATTTTATTGCGACGAGTACCGTTAGGACATCTCTTTTTGGGACTTGCCTTAGCAGTCTTTGTTTTGGTGTTTGGCTCTTTGTAATTGGGTGGCGGAACCGGTCGGACCTCGGTTTTAATGGACAAGACTTCGATCTCCTCGGTGACAATTGAAATATACCTTTCTTTTGCTTGTAATTGAACTTCATATTCCTTTTTGGTTTGTTCCAATTTGGCGATTGCCTCTTTCTTTTTCTTGAGTTCCGCTTTATGTATAGCCATCTTTGCATCGGAAAAAGATTCTAACTTAGAAAGAAGGAGCTCAGCATGGCGTGTTAATTTAGCCTTCGCATCATCAATTTGTGCGATGATGGAGTTAAGTTTCAAAATAAGTATACTGCGTTCTCGGTTCAACGTCATGAATAAATCTTTTAATCGTTTTAAGTGTTCCTTGTTAATATTGTATTCGGCGAAGCGTTTTAAATACTCCTTATATTGTTGTTCTTGAGAGGCATTCGGCTTTGTCTTAGTCGGGGGCTTGGGCCGAGGTTTAGGTGGAGAAGTAGGATTATACCTTGTTTGTGGCTTAGGCCGAGGCTTAGGCGATGGCTTTTTCGTTTGTGGCATGAGTTTGGCACAATCCGATTTTGATAAAATATCCTCTTTACACTGGGCCGTTTTCATATAGTCAGGATCGGTTTCAAATGTAGGGCCTGCCTGTTTTTTTAAACGCAACATTTCTTCTCGCCATTCCTTGAGGGTGTGGATGTTCTTACTGCACATGTACTTTTCGCAATCCATACAGTATACCTATATTTAATGCCGATCACATCGCATCGTTGTTTTGTTTCGTAAATATCCTTTGGGACAATTCTTCTTGGCACACTCAAATGACTCGGGCGGGACCGGCTTGTCTTTTATTTTACGTTCATAATTTGAAATATGTTTAATCGTTTCCTCATAATTTTTATATTCCATGTTAGATTGGTGTTGTAATTGCATAATTTCTTGGACGACATTCTGATTCTGTTTCTCGTAGTCTTGTACACCTTTCGTATACTTTTCGCGTTGGGTCTTTGTTACTTCCTTTTTAAGTTTTTCTTCGAGTTCAGCCTTCTTCTTGAGATTACGTTCTTCTTCTGCATTCAGCTTGTTGAGTTTTTTTTCAAGAGAATCTATCTTTTTTTTAAACACCCCTAGATTTTTATAGAGTCCCTTCAGTATACGCATATTTAGTTCGTACCCTTTTAGGTCATACTTGTATGCATCGTAGTCGTCTGTTTTTTTTCGGGTTTTATTTGCTTTAGGTGCCTTTGGCGTAGGTGCTTTTGGCGTAGGTGCTTTTGTAGGTCTTTCAAATTTTCTACATTCCTCCTTACTTAAGATGGATTCCTTGCACTGAGCGGTTTTGACATACTCTGGATCGGTTTCAAACTTAGGACCTGCCTGTTTTTTTAGACGCAACATTTCTTCTCGCCATTCCTTGAGGGTGTGAATATTCTTACTACACATGTACCTTTCGCAATCCATACAGTATACTGATAAATAAACTATTTAAGTGATTCCTCTTACTACAGTATACATGAACTACGCCGCCCTCTATGTAGGATGGTGTAGTGTCGGGATATTTCGAGGTGTCAAGTTGTACTCGTATGAAAATCATAACCCGTTTTTATATTCGCATATGGTGGTGTATGGATTAGGGGGACTTTCTATTTATTCCAATCCGATTCTTCTTCCGTGGGTTCTTCATAAAGAAGTCTATCGAATGGAAGTCCAAGTGAGAGGTTTGGAGAAAACCCTTCGGTATTATGAATTTCTTTAAAATTGAATTACAAATACCAATTCATACTATATAAAATGTATATCTATCTCGTTTCTTCCGAAGTATTTCGAAAAATGAATCTTGTAAAAATAGGACTTTCGGAAAATCCACACAGTCGACTCGCAACGTATCGAACCGGTTGTCCTCCTGGATTAACTCCTTCCCATGATCTAGAATATGATGGATTATGGGAAACTACTGCAACCACCACCGAAGAATTATACAACTATGAAGAAGAAATACATGACCACTTTTTGAAGTATCGTAAAATGAGAAGTGTTCCGGGCGATTCCGAATGGTTCCAATTTCCTACGAATGCCTATGAGATTGTATCTGAATACATGAAAACGCGTTCATGGGTCAAATGTGAAGTTTCGATGAAGGATATTCCCAAATGCTCACGCCATATGAAAAAACAATATCATAAAAATTTGGCCTTTCTGAAAACTCGCTCTTCTCGAAATGATGTATTGGATGGTATACAACAACCTGTGATTGAATCCATTCGACAATTTTTGAAGGGATCTCAACGTGCTGGGGTTGTCATCGCTCCTTGCGGTTCCGGAAAAACAAAAATGACGGCTACTGCATGTACCGAACTGAAAAAAATCATCATTTGTTGTCCCTCCAAACAAATTCAGCTTCAGTGGAAACAGACGATGTCCCAAGAATCCTCTTTGGTAGGAGGATCTGGGACCACCGATCCACATGAACTCCGTCGTATCTTGAGTCAAGAAACCTATTGTATCATTACAACCTACATGTCGTCACATCTATTGGTCGACCTCCTACCGAGTGACGTAGAATGTCTTATTTTAGATGAAGCTCACCATATGGCAGGCGTGATTTCCAAAGAAGAAACCGGAGCGGGTCGAACCCGTCGTCTCATGGTAAAGGCTGCCGAATTAAACCTCAAACGTCTATCTCTTACCTATACGCCGCGTTTTGTACAAGGCGATTCCGAATATTTGACGATGGACGATACCGCTATTTTTGGATCCAAAATTGCCGAACTCAAAATCAGAGATCTCATACGAAAAGGTGTACTCCCCGATTACCGTTTATGGACACTTCGCGATGAAGCTAAAAAGGGAACGGGTGTGATTGGAAAAGCGGAATGTTTATTGGAAGCATGGAATGCAACGGAAATCGTTCGAGGGAAAGAACAATACAT